TTTGAGCAAATTGCGTATCGCAAGAGGATTGATCATTATTTTTCTTCTGTCGATTCTTCTTCTGACTTATCTTAGTGGATGTTCTTTGTTTTCTGGTCGTTCTCATGTTCTTGATATAAATGTTGATTGTCCTTGTGATGATTCTCATTCTTTTTCTATAGGTGATGTTTTATAATGGGTTTTGGTGATTTTATTAAAAAGGCTGTTAAAACTGTTGCTCCAATTGCTTCTTCTGTTGTTGGTTCTCCTGCTCTTGGTGCTGCTGTTGCTGGTGGTCTTGAATTATTGGGCGGTAGAGAAGGTAATATAGCCTCTGCACGTGAGGCTTCTAAGTCTCGTGATTTTACAAAGGAGCAACTTCAAAACCGTCATCAATGGGAAGTTCAGGATTTAAAAAAGGCTGGTCTTAATCCTGTATTGAGTGCTCAAGGTGTCCCGTCTATTGGTGGTTCTGCTGCTGCTGCTCAGCAAAATCCTATTGGTAATGCTGTTTCTTCTGCCTTGTCTGCTGCTCGTGCTAAAAAAGAGTTAAAGTTACTTGATGCTCAGGTTCGGAATGTTTATGCGGACTCTCAGCAAAAGGCTTCTCAATCTTATATGTATGATGAATATGGTAAAAAGGCTTCTTGGGAAAAGAGTATGTTAGCTCCTAATTTGCGTCGTGCTGCTTGGGAGGATGAATTTTATAGGAAAAATCCTCGTATGTTTGCTTTGGAAAAAGCTGGAAAGTATGCTTCCGGTGTGATAAATTCTGCTAAGAGTGCTACAAGTTCTATTCATGATCTTGGTGGTTCTGCTAAAAAGTTTTCTTACAAGAAAGGACATAATAAATGAGTGATAAATCTATTAAGGAGGTTGCGAAGGCTCTTTCTGATCCTGTTGTTCCTCATGTTTTGAAAAAGGTAGAATATGTTGATGTGTTTTGTCCTCGTACTGGTGAGGTAAAGCGTCGGCGTAAAAAGGTTACTACTGTTCCTGCTGATGATGGTATGACTAAGCAATCTGATAAATCTAAAGCTTGTGTTCATACTATATTAAAACAGCAAGCAAAAGGTCTGTTTGTTGGTATGCATGATAATAGGCCTTTGGAAGGTGAGATTCCTGATGTAGATAGTTATTTTGAAGCTGTTAAAATAGTTACAGATGCTTCTAATGCTTTTGCTGAGCTTCCTTTAGAGATTCGTCAACGTTTTGATAATTCTCCTGCCAAGCTTTCTGAGTTTATACATAATCCTGATAATGCTGAGGAGGTATATTCTTTAGGTTTGGCTAATAAGCCTGAAATTGTTGAACCTACTCGTGTAGTTATTGAATCAGATAATACTGTTCCTCCTGATCCTCCTAAAGAGTGATGTTTCCTGTTTACTAAAGACCGCTTCGGCGGTCTTTTTTTTTGTGCCGGCATTTACAATGCCGGTGGGCCCATGTATTCTTGATGTAACTGGGCCCACTGACAGAAATCCCCAAGGGTTTTGTCAGTTATTTGAAAGGAGGTGATTATATTGGGTAAGCGTAGACCTATGAAAGGTTCGTATTCTCGTAAGTTGTTTAGTAAGACTGCGAAGCCTAGTAAGATTAACTATAAGCCTAAGCCTCAAAGAGGCGGTTACAGGCTTTAAATAAAGGAGAAGTTTTTGCCCTGCTTCTTTCCTCTTTCTGGTTGGTTGTCAAAGAGTCGCAATGATACTGGCAAGCGATCTATTGTTTTCTCAATATCTAATGCCCTTATAGATAAGCCTGTTGTTGTTGATTGTGGTCAATGTACTGGCTGTCGTATGGCTTTGTCTCAGGATTGGGCATTACGTTCTGTCCATGAGGCTTCTTGTTATGAGCATAATTTATTTGTTACTTTAACGTTTTCTGATTCTGTTCTTCATAAGCGTGGTCGTTTTATTGAGGATAAATCTTTATCTGCGGATAATTCTACTGCTGTTAAATGGCTTTCTAAGTATTCAGTGGATGTTCGTGACATTCAGTTATTTATGAAACGTTTACGTGATTACTTTAAGTATGTTGGTGCTGATGGTTCTCGTCCGATTCGTTACTATCATTGTGGTGAGTATGGTGAGTGTTGTCGTGTTTGTGGTTTGTCTAAATCTTCTTGTAAGTGTCGGCGTTTTTATTCTTCTATTGGTCGCCCCCATTATCATATTTGTTTGTTTAATTGTAAGTTTGATGATATGGAATTTTATAAGGCTAATCACCGTGGTGATATTTTGTATACTTCTGCTACTTTAGAAAAGTTATGGGGGCAAGGTTTTTGTCCTATTGGTCGTTTGACTTATAAGTCTGCTGCTTATACTGCCCGTTATGTTATGAAGAAATTAAATGGTGATGCTGCTGAGTTGCCTGATTTGTTTGGATTGTTGCCGTATGAGCGTATGGATGTTAATACAGGTGAAATTCATGATGTTGAAAGGGAATATACTACTATGTCGCGCCGTTCTGGTATTGGTGGTGATTGGTTCAAAAGATATTGGAAGGATGCCTATCCGCATGATTATATTGTTTATGATGGTGTTAAACATCGTGTGCCTAGGTACTATGATAAGCTTTTAGAAAAGTTAGATCCTGATATGTTGCTGCGCGTTAAAAAAAAGCGCTTGAAAAGGGCTCTTGCTCGTGCTAGTGATAATACAAGTCAACGTCTAGATGTGCGAAAGCGTGTGCATGATGTTAAATTGTCAATGTTAAATAGAAATGAGGTACTATTATGAATAATGTTAAATCCAATGATGGTGAGATTGCTGTTCTTGAGGCTAATGGCGCAAAGGTAGAAAGGTCTTTGCCTATTGTTGTTACTCTTCGTGATCGCATTACTGATACTTATACTGTTCCCCGTGTTTCTCAGACTTCTTTAGCTGCTCAGCGTGATTTTGCTGCTGCTATTAATAATGGTCGTCCCGGCGATTCTTCTCTTGTTGATCATCCTGAGCATTTTACTTTATATAAGATTGGTTATTGGAATGATCAGACTGGTGAAATCCTTCACACTGAACGTGAGGTTATTTGTTCTGGTGATGATGTTGCTTTGACTGCTTCTGAAAAAGATGCTATGGTAGAAAAAGTTAGGGCTGGTTTGTAAGTCCCTTTGCACACAGGGCAATAACCTAAGCATGTTATAAAACTGCTTTTATTTCTTTTAATTCTTAGAGGTTTTTTAAAAATGCAAAATGGTTTTATTCAGCAAAAGAATCCTACAGTTCTTCAAAAATCTTATTCGGATCGTCCGGAAGCCCGGATTCCGCGCTCTTCTTTTCGTCGTCCTATGCGTCATATTACTGATTTTCCAGCTGATTATCTTATCCCGATTTTCTGCGATATTGCTTACCCCGCGGATACAATCAATGCTGCCCTCAATTGGGTGGTACGTCTCAAGTCCCCCTTAGATGTTCCTTTGATGGATAATCTTTATTTTGATGTTTTTGCTATTAAGACTCCTCTTCGTATTCTTCAGGATAATTTCACTAAGATGCATGGTGAACGTGAGAATCCAGATGATTCTATAGCTTATGCTACTCCTAAGATTTCTGCTCCTGCTGTTACTGGTTTTGTTATTGTGGATGATTGGACTAATGTTACTACGTCTGAATTGGCATCTACTCTTCAAGATTATATAGGTCTTGTGCCTGATGTTGCTGATTATACTGTTCATAATTATTATGGTCGTCAATATAACAAATTTTATAATGATTGGATTCGTGATCAAAATTTACAGGATTCTATTGTTGTTGATGTTGATGATGGTCCTGATACTTATACTGATTATGTTTTGAAAAAGCGTAATAAGCGTCATGATTATTTTACTTCTTGTCTTCCGTGGCTTCAAAAGGGTGCTGCTGAGGAAATTTCTATTGGTGGTAAAGCTCCTGTTACTGGTATTGGTCATGTTGATCAGACTTATGGTTCTGCTCCTGGTACTGTTTATGAAACGGGTGGATCTGCTTCTACGTCTTATGCTTCTGCTCAGTCAACGGCTTCTGCTTCTCAAGTGTTTATAGAGCAAGATCCTGATAATACTGGTTTTCCCGGTATATTTGCTGATCTTACTCAGGGTACTGCTTTTACGTTAAATTCGTTTTTTAGAGGTTATGCTATTCAGCAATTGCTTATGCAAGACGCTCGTGGTGGTACGCGGTTTATTGAGCTTGTTAATTCACATTTTGGTGTTACTGTCCCGGATTTTCGTGCTCAGCGTACTGAGATTATTCGTCTTGGTAGCTATCCTATGCATGTTACTCCTATGGTTCAGACTTCTGAGACTGGTACTACTGAGTTAGGTACTATTGCTGCTAATTTGGCATCTGTTGGTCAGCGCGCCTTTAAGTTTATTACTTCTTTTGTTGAGCACTCTGCTTTTATGGTTCTTATTAATGTTCGTGCTGATTTGACTTATCAGCATGGTAATCATAGGAATTTTTATCTTGATACTCGTTATGATTTTTATTTGCCTGCCTTGGCTAATTTATCTGAAATGGCTGTTTTGAATCAGGAGATTTTTGTTCAGGGTACTACTGCTGATACTGATGTTTTTGGTTATCAGGAGCATTGGGCTGATATGAAGTTTGGTTATTCTCGTATTTCTGGTACGTTGCGCTCTACAAATGCTGTCAGTCTTGATATTTATCATTTGGCTGAGGAGTTTGCATCTTTGCCTGCGCTTGGTTCTTCTTGGATAGAGAGTAATACGCCTATTGAGCGGGTTTCTGCTGTTACTACTGAGGCTCCCTTTGTTGGTGATTTTTATCTTGATGCTACTTGGGCGCGTCCATTGCCTATGTATAGTGTTCCCGGAATTTATAATAGATTTTAGGTTGTAATAGAAGTGTGTGCTTCCCCTTTAGGGGAACGGGAAGGGGTTTTATGAAAAGGAGTTTTCCATATGTTCCGTGGCTTGATAAGAGTAATGTTCGTTTCGTTAAGGCTCGTTATAAAGACTTTGGTGTTAATCTTACCGATGAAGAAGCTCAAATTCTTATTAAAGACTTTATGTCTCCCTTTGAGCAAATTGCGTATCGCAAGAGGATTGATCATTATTTTTCTTCTGTCGATTCTTCTTCTGACTTATCTTAGTGGATGTTCTTTGTTTTCTGGTCGTTCTCATGTTCTTGATATAAATGTTGATTGTCCTTGTGATGATCCTCATTCTT